CATTTCCGAAACAGCCTGTGCGGCCTGAAGCATCCCGGCGCGCAGTTCGTCCGTCGTGCCGGTCGCCGCCGCCTGCTTGGCAAAATCGTTGAGGTCCTTCGTCGCCGTCTTCAGTTCGGCGGACATGACCGCCCTTTTTGCCTGAAGGTCGACGACGTCGGCGGTGATCGAGACGGCGATATTATTCGGCACGGCGTCTCTCCATTCAGCGGGGCGGGGGCGTCATCGCGGCCAATTCAGCGATAGTCGGGCCGGGCGAACTCGGCGGGGGAGCGGCGGGTTCATCCCCCTCGGTCCACTTGATCCCGAGAGCCATCCCGACGATGTGCACGGCGACGTTCAGGGGCGGCCCGTGGCGCTTCCAATGGGCGCGGATGGCCACGACATCGTCAAGCGACCACTCAGCCTCGATCCGCGCCTTGCTGCCACCTTCGATCCCGGCCGAAATCAGTTCGCAGACGATGTCTCCGAGCTGCTCGGCGAGGCTCCCACCGTCGCCGGTTCGGAAGGAGCCGTCGCTTCCCCCTTGGGGGCAAGGCCGGATTCGCGCAGCAGTTCGGTGAGCGCCGTGTAGAGCGCCGGAAGATCGTCGACGCCCAGTGCATCCAGCAGGGTGTCGGCGGTCACGGTCGGATCGGTCGCCGCGATACCAATCGCCAGCACGGCCACCAGTTCCGCCGCCGATTCCATCATCCCCGCGATGGTCGTGATGTCGCCGGCCGCCGAGTTGATCGCATCGATGTGCGGGGCAGCCTTGCGCAGCGCGCCGAGCTTGTACGGGGCGATCTCGAAAGACCGCCCCGCCAGGGTGACGCTGACCATTACGCGATCGTCCCGAACTGGAAGATGTTCTGGCTCGAATCCGCGAAGGCGCTGAAATCGACCTCGTTGATCGTCCAGTCGTCCTGCTTGGTGGCGAAGGTGAACTTGTCGACCATGGCCGCGTAGAGCGTCAGGGTCATGCCGCTGCGCGGGTTCAGGAAGTCAGCCCGGAACGTCGGCGCCGCACCCATCGGCGCGTTGACCACCAGAGCCTTCTTCGCCGAAGTCGAGGTCGCGGTGTAGACATAGTCGATGTAGACGGTCTTGCCCGTGTCGGCCGCGGCGAAGGTGTAGACGCCCGTCGAGACGCTGAACTGGCCGGTGGCCGGAGACGACGCGACCTGCGTGTAAGCATTGCCCAGACTATCGCGCACCGACAGCGCGCGGGACCAGGTGCCGCTGCTCGGGACGGTCGGGGTGATCTGGTAGGGGGTCGCCGGAATTGCCGTGCCGACGGTGTCGTAGACGATCCCGCCGATGCCGCTGGTGATCGGCTGGCCGGTGATCACCGACTGGAACAGGTTGCCGTCGAGCCGGGCAAACTTCGCCTTGCCGGAAATCTTCAGCTTGCCGCGCGCCTGGGCAACGGCCGCCATGTTCTGGCCGTGCAGCGGCTTGCTGTCCCAGCTGAAATCGACGCTGACGTCCTGCATGGTGCCGATCATCAGCGGGGTCGGCAGCGCAACGGCGGTGCCGGTGTAATCGGTCAGCTGGCTCATCCACAGCGAACCGGAGCCGAAGGAATAGGTGTCGTTTGCGGACATGGGACGTCATCCTCAAGAAAGGCCCCCGAAGCGGAGGGCGCGGGGTTGTGCGGTCGTCGGGGGGTGGTTCAGTTGGTGGCCGGTTCTTCGGCGGGAGCGGGATCGGATTTCTTGCCGGCGGGCGCGGGCGAAGGCTCCGGTGCGGATGGAGCAAATCCGTAGGCCGCCAGCCCCGCCAGATCGCCCTGAGGCGCATTATCGGGGACTTCCACCGCTCCATCGGTCACGGCCAGATATCCAATGGACAGGCTGATGCCCGCCACGTCTGCAGGAGCTGCGTAGCGCATGTCGTTGATCCTGTTGATGAAGGTCAGATCGGCAAGGTGATCCGGATCGGGATCCGGGCAATGGCTTGCGGGCCTTGGTCGCCCGGGGAAATGTCGCTCTTGCCCTCGATGCGGCACCAGTAGACCAGGCCGCCAAGCGTGAACCGCATGGCGTCGTCCGGCGCAAAACTGTCCCGCAGGGCCGCCTCGAGCAGTGTCAGCGCTTCGTCCGGGGCCGTGTCCGGGTCTTGCCCTGCGTTGCAGTAGATCCAGCCCTCACATTCCATCGTGACGATCGGCATGGACCCGTTGAAGTGATCGAACGTACCGGTGCGGCGCAGGAAGAAAGCGGGCTGTTCTGCCACCTGCGTCCAGTGCTTGACGCGCCGGCCCGTCGTGACGAACTGCGGCACGTTGGCCTGAACGTGCTCCAGCAAGGCCACCATGACGCTCTCGAAGTCGCTCATCCGTTTGCCCTCGCAACCGCCTGCTCGACCACCGCGTTGAGCCGCGATCTCACCTCCGGCTGCATCTCGGCGAGCGGGCCGCGTTCGAAGGAAACCTCGCTGATGTTCGGCGTGCGGTCATATGCGGCGACGATGACGGTGAGCGGCGAATCGAGCATGTTTGCCCATGCATGATCCAGGCGGCGCGAGTGCTCCGATACTTTCGTCCGCTTGTGAGCGCCGTATTCCAGCGCGCCAGCACGGGCGAGTTCGCTGCCGGGTCCCGCGATGTCGACGCGGCCGGTGATCCGATCCTTGTCGGCGAACACCCGCACCCGCTCCTCGCTGCGTAGTTTGCCGGTCGCGGAGGGTGTTGCCGCCTCGACACGGGCGAACAGTTCCCGCGCCAGCACGTCGATCTCCGCACGCAGCGCGTCGTAAAGCTCGTCCGGAAACTCCTCGAAGCGCAGACCGACCTGCCTGTCGTTCGCGACGTTGATTCGGATCGTGTCCATCAGGCGACGACCGGCGCGACGTATTGGTCGAGCGCATATTCGATTTCAGGCGCGAAGGGGCCGGTTTGCCCCGGAACCTGCCCGACCCACCATCTCTCTACGCCCACGCCGGGGGTTTCCCGCTGGACGAGCGCAGGATCGCGGTCGCGACTCTTGTAGCGGGCGGTGACCAGCCGGAGGCAAATCTCCTGCAGGTCAGCCGGCACGTCAGCCGTTCCATAGGTCACGGTCAGCGCGTGGCCCGCGTCCGCTGCGGCAAAGGTGTAGACCCCTGCCGAAACCGCATATTGGCCGGCCGCCGGGTTTGCTGCCACCCGGACCAGTGGCGACCCGGCATAGGTCACACCGATATCGCAGGAAAATTCCGCGCTCTGCGACACCGTCACCTGATACGGTGAGGTCGGCACGGTGGCCGCCTCCGTTACGCTGGCGCCATAGCCGGCAAGGTAGGTGACCGCGACCCGGTCCGCGATCCAGTTTGTCCCGTGGCCGGTAGTCGGGTCCAGCCGGGTCAGGGTCCCGTTTGCCGCATCGACGAGGAAGTCCGTCCCCTCCACAAGCGTCTGGGCCGCCCCCCCGAGGGTCAGCGTAACCGAGACGACGGAGGCGACGGGCCAGCGCCCGAGTTGCAGCGCATTCGTACCCTGCGGCCGGTTGTAGTCCCGTGCTGCGGGCTCGAATGTCTCTTGCACCACTTCAGGGACGAAAACGCGCCGGGTGTGCTTCTCGATGGCACGCGAGACCTGGGCGATAGCCTGCGTCAGCCATGCGTCGGTCACCGCGTTCGGTGCGACGATCCCGAGTTCCGTCCGCGCCGAGGCAACATCCGCGAGGTTATGGCTCGCCGCCGCCGACAGGACGGTGCTCCCGAGAAGCCGAAGCGTGCTCATTGCCATGCTTCCTTCGGTCGCCCGTGCTCGCGCCATTGGCCGACAGGTTGGGTGAGAGGGGTCGTGTCAGGCCCGAGCGGGGCGGGCCACAGAACGGTCAATTCGAGGTGGCCAATCGGCACCCGGTTGGCGAGATAGAGGCTGTTTCCGGCCGCTTCCCACTTGCGCCAGAAGTGAATGTCGGCGTCGATGCGACCCGGCCCCCACGAACCATCTGGCGCAGGCGCGTCGTGGAACCACGGCTTGGGCAATGCGGCCAATTTGTCCGACCGGATCAGCGTCAAACCGAAATGGGCGGTCGAGACCTGCGTCACGTC